TCACGAAATATCATCTGAGGATGTTGAGATACAACGACAATTCAGCGGTTCCGACCGGGAGACACCTATATATGCAAGTGATGGTGAGCCCTACCTTGGGGACGACTGGTTCGAGTGGTGTGATTCCGTGTTTGATGAGTTATATGCAAACGATGTGGTATCAGGATGCCTGATCATTCATGTAGGTGTTAACCCTTTCGCGCACACGAGGTCCTGGTTACAGTATTACCCAGGACCTAGTGTGCGTGTGCACGAAAGGGTTAAGGTACCTAGTGTGCGCGAAAGGGTTAAATTAAAAATTCCCGGAGGGGTGCTAATTTTTGCGAAGCCTGATCATTCATGTACCCGAATTTCGCGCATGCGGTTTGTAAATAATTTAGGCGTTTTGCATATACCTCTCCTCGATTCCTGAGTTTTTATCAAAAGTGAGAAACATCAAAGTTTCGATCGTCAGACCTGCATTACAGGGGTAATCGACTGCCTCTGAGTCTTTATGTCAGGCAGATCGAGAAATTGGTGTTACACTCTGAACAATCCTTCTGAGGCTGATGTACTGGCTTTAGACGGGCTTGTTCAGGGTGTAACTTATCACGTGTGCGGCAAGGAGACGAGCGAGTCTGGTACTTTGCACGCGCAAGGTTTTATAGTATTTGAGAATCCCAAGTCCCTGGCAGGCGTAAAATTAATTCTGCCCAGGGCGCATTGGGAAATCAAGTGTAAGAATAGTTCATTTGTGCAAGCAAGTGACTATTGCAAGAAAGACGGGGATTTTATCGAGCGCGGGACCTTGCCTTTGGATCCGGTCGGCAAAGGGCAAGTAGAACAAGAGCGCTGGCGGGAGATCATCCAATTATCCCGTGAAGGTAATTGGGAAACGTTAGCCGAGGAATACCCCGTCGAGTACGGACAGAGGCTGAAGACTCTGGAGTATATCCACCAGAAGAGGCCGCAGGATGTCAAGACCATGGCCCCGGAGGTAAAGCATCGTTGGTATTTTGGTAAGCCTGGCACGGGTAAGTCTAGAAGAGCCAGGTATGAGTATCCCGATGCCTTTATCAAGGATCCGAAGGAGCGGTGGTGGGATGGGTATGATGGTCAAGAGTCAGTTATTATAGACGACTTTGACATCTACCAGAAGAACCAAGGTGGTGATATGAAGCGCTGGTTGGATCTTTATCCATTCCAGGCTCCATTCAAGGGTGGTTATAGACTGATCAGACCCAAGATGATAGTAGTTACTAGTAACTATCATCCTAGTGAGATTTGGGATGATCAGATAACTGTCAAGGCAATTAGTCGTAGGGTAGAATTGCATAGGTTTGTATTTGTTTGGACCCCGCCAGAAGCCGATGATGAGGCAGAGGAAGCGGCTATGATGGAGGAGGACTTAGGGTTATATGCAGAAGGGTTTAACCCACCACCTGTATTTCCTCTCGTATTAGCGGGAGGGGGATCGGGGGAGGGCGCAGCGCCTCCCCCGCAGGGGGCCCAAATACCTGTAGTAGATGATGAGAGATTTGAAATTAGTTCGAATCTTTCCGAGTATGATTATACCGATCATGAGACTTCGAATCTCATGGAGATCGGTGCAGAAGTAGTAGAACCTAGCATTATTTTTCAAGGTTTTTACTCGTAATGACTAAGAAGAAGTATTCTCGTAAGAAGAGAGTTGGTAAGAGAAGGAGATGGACCAGGAAGAAGAGAGGCGGGGGTGTGACCAAGCGTGTTGTGCGTCGTATGATCAGTAGAAATATTGAGAAGAAGACTATCCAGCAGTTCGTTAATGCCGTCTCTTTTTATTATCCAGCTCAAGGCTCCACGTACGATGCTGCTAATACCCTACTATTAGGAGCTCAGGCCGGGGCTCTCGTAGTCCAGCAGGGCGTCACCCAGGCTGCCCGGATCGGTAATCGGATTAAGGTGACAAAACTTGAATTCAAGGGAACGCTTTATCCCGCGACCTACTCGGGGATTTTCAATCCTAATCCTGAACCAGTCCAAGTAAAATTGGTGCTGTTCTACGATAAGTTGAACCCGACTGCCGTCCCCGCCCCACGTACTAACTTCTTCCAGGCAGGTGCGGGCACCTCCCCAATCGTGGGGAACCTCAATGATCTGTGGATCCCGATCAACACGGACCAGTATCGTGTATTGGCTACCAAGTCCTTTAAACTTGGTTTCGCCCAGTATGGTGGATCCGGATACCAGGCTGCCCCCCAGGCATTCTCCAACAACGAATTCAAGCTGAATTGCAACGTCCGCTGGAACATCACGAAATATCATCTGAGGATGTTGAGATACAACGACAATTCAGCGGTTCCGACCGGGAGACACCTATATATGCAAGTGATGGTGAGCCCTACCTTGGGGACGACTGGTTCGAGTGGTGT